AATACGTTGATGACCCTGACAGCCCCGCAAACAGCCCTTACAGCTCTGAGAGCTTCGGGGGCTACTCTTATACCAAGTCAAGCGGAAACGCGGCTTCTGGCGGCGCACAGGCCGACTTAGGCACATGGCAGAATCAATTTCGTTCCAGACTGAGCAGATGGAGGAAGACGCCATGAGTTTGCTGTCTGAGGCTATGGAAAGATGCACGATGCTGGACAAAACGACAATCCCGGACGGGTATGGCGGGTATACGCCAGCTTATGTGGATGGCGCGACGTTTCAGGCGGCGATTACGTTTGACACGAGCATTGAGGCGCGGGCCGCTGAACAGCAGGGCGTGAAATCGCTGTACACAGTCACAACGAGGAAGTCGATGACGCTTGAATACCACGACGTGTTCAGGCGCGAAAGTGACGGTAAAATTTTCCGCGTGACTTCTGACGGCGATGACAAGCACACGCCGAAAAGCGCTGGGCTGAACATGCGACAGGTAACAGCGGAGGAGTTTATGATAAGCAATGGATAAGGCACAAGCCATTCAGGCATTTTGGGAGGGCTTCGGGCTTACGGCCTACGATGAAGCCACTGTTCCAACGGCTGAGAACGCGCCGCCCTTCCCTTACATTACATACTCCGTTGTTACGGACTCCATCGGAAACACGGTAAACCTGAGCGGCGATATCTGGTACAGGTCATACAGTTGGCAGGAAGTGACGAAAAAGGCCAACGAGATAGCCGAGTACATCGGGTATGGCCACAGGGTTATGAAAATCGATGGCGGGTACGTGTGGATTGTGAAGGGCACGCCGTTCGCTCAGCGCATGGGCGACGATTCCGACGATCAAATCAGGCGAATACACATCAACCTACAGGCCGAATTTCTGACGGCCTACTAAATAACGGATTGGAGGAAATGATATGGGAGCTTTTACGGTTATTCCGCAGGACACTTTTCAGAAGCTCCAGCTTGACGCTGGTGTTCTGCTGACCACGTTTGACCCCGCCACGCCCGCCGTGACGGACGCGAATATCATCTGCGCCACGACTGGCGGCATTCAGGTGACGGCCACGCCCACGTTTACCGATATGGGCGAGGATGTTGACAACTGCCCCAACAACATGATGGAGCTTAAGCACCTTGACGGCTGGGACTGCACGATTTCCACGACTGGTCTTGGCACGTCTCCCGCGCTGATTGCGAAAGCGCTGGGCGCGGCGGCGGTTGGAACCGGCGCAAACGCGAACAAGGTGACGCTGGACGCTCCGGGCATTGTCGATGCGGCGCGATTCAGCACGATCTGGTGGGTGGGCGACCGCGCGGACGGCGGATGTGTCGCGGCGAAGCTGGACAACGCGCTTGCCACGGGCGGCTTCTCGCTTCAGACCGGCAAGAACGCGAAGGGCCAGACCAGCATCACGTTCACGGGCCATGTGTCTATGAGCGCGCAGACCACGATGCCGATGGAGTTCTATTCCATCGACGCTTGACCTGATTTTAGCGGGATGAGTTAAGGAGGTATTTTCCGTATGAGGCTGTTTGACTACAAGGGCGAGGCGGCGATTGAACTGATGGCTGACCTTTTCGACCCGGCTATGGCGATTCTTGGCAAGCCTGAAGTGAAAAAGGCGTTTCAGGACAGCAGCGTGCCGCTTCTGGGCAAAGCGAAGGCGATGATGAAATACGCATCGCACGAGACGCTGGAAATCATGGCGATGATTGACGGCACGCCTGTTGAGGAGTTCAAGCCGACGATTCCCGAAATCATGAAGCGGCTGCTGGACATGCTGTCCAACCCTGAGTTCATGAGCCTTTTTACATCGCAGGGTCAGAATACGGAGGGCGATACTTCTGGCTCTGCTACGGAGAGTACCGAGGCGTAAGAGAACCTAAATATTTTTTGCGGTATGTCATTTCGAAAATCGAGCGTGAAGCCGATGAAATGGCATACCGTTTTTATGTTACCGACGGGCTTCAGGCGATGGTCAACTTCTACGGCTACGCGCACGGACTGAAGCAGGACGCGATGCCGACGCACTTTCACAGCATCGTGTCGCACGAGAAGAAGCAGACGCAAGAGGAACAGGAAGTCAACGCCGAGGAGATCAAGAGGCATATGATTGACAAATTCAAAAGGAAGGAGGGGGCTGACGAGTGAATGTTTTCGACCTTCAGGCAGTGCTGACGCTGGATAAAAACAATTATGAAAAAGGTCTAAGTGATGCATCTCGTAGTGCAAACACAATCGGGAAGAAAATTGCATCTGCAATCGGCACAATTGGTAAAATATCAATGATAGGCCTTGGCGCGGCGGCAACTTCGGTTGGGGCTATCATAAAGCAATCTGTTTCTGCTTACGGAGAATTTGAGCAGCTTGCGGGCGGCATTCAGAAACTGTACGGCACAACGGCAAAGTCGTTTGACGAATACGTGAAGACCGTGCAGGGTGGAAGCAGCGCGGCGGGCAAGGCAATGGGCCAGTTTGAGGACATTGCCAAAGAGGTCATCGCGGGCAAGTGGGGCGTTGGACAGGAACGAAAAGACTTGCTCAAAGCGGCGGGTTACGACCCTGAACTTGTCCAGCAGACGGTCAACGCCATGCTGGACGGCACATATAAAGTTGACACAGCCGTTTCTGGCGCAGCCGGTAAAACAACCGAGCAGATGCGCAAGGACTATGACGCGCTGATGAAAGCGCAGGAAATGGTTCTGGCGAACTCTCAGGACGCTTGGCGCACAACCGGCATGAGCGCAAACGAGTATATGTCGAGCGCGATGTCGTTTGCGGCCAAGCTGACAACCGACTTTGGCGGGGACACCGTCAAAGCCGCAGAATATTCCGACAAGGCCATGCGCCAGATGGCAGACAATGCCAACACATTCGGTAAATTCTCCGCAGACGAACTGGCTGGCGTTTATCAGGCCCTCGCGAGGGGCAACTATACAACGCTTGATAACCTCTCTCTGGGCTTCTCAGGCACGAAGCAGGGCATGGAAGACCTGCTGAAACGGGCTGAAGAACTGACGGGTAAGAAGTTCAACATAGAAAATTTCGGCGATATCATCGACGCAATTCAGGCTGTTCAGGATAATCTGCAAGTCACAGGCACGACGGAACGCGAAGCAATGGAGACCATCGAGGGCTCCGCGCACGCAACGGCAGCAGCTTGGCAGAACGTTTTGACGGCGATGGCTGGCGGCGGCGATTTGAATAAATCCATAGACGGCCTTATACAATCGCTGTTCGGTAAAAACGGGGCTGGCGGCTTGCTAAACAACATCAAACCGCGCGTAACGTCTGCCCTTAAAGGCGTTGCGAAGCTGATTCGCACAGCCGCGCCTGTTTTCGCAAAGGAAATACCGAAGCTGCTGGAAGAAATCACGCCGGATTTCCTTGACAGCGCGGCGACCATTATTGACACGCTTTCTGATTCACTGCCGGGAATGCTTAACGCTATCCTCCCGGCTATCGTTTCTATACTGCCGAAGATTATAACGTCTTTTGTGACGGCGATACCGAAACTGGCGAGCACTCTTGTTAGTAATTTGCCAGCGATACTGACCGCGCTTGGTCAGGCGGCGGTTGAGATTGGAACTGTGATCTGGAACGGCATCACGGGCGCGTTTGACAAAGCTGGCAAGTGGTTTAAGGATTTGCTGTATACGGGCATAGACGGCGAAGAAACCACAAGCATAGACTGGTCTGTTGTCGGCGAGAAGATTCTGAACGGCATAAAGTCCAAATTCGACGCAGTTGGCAAGTGGCTCAGAAGCATTCTGTTGCCGAATGATACGGCAGACGGTTATACGTCCGAGAGCGACTGGGAAGTCATTGGCACAGCCATTAAAGACGGCGCGTTATCGAAGTTTGATGCCGCGCACGCATGGATTAAAGACAAGTTCAACGCTGCGAAAGACGCCATCAAAGCCATACAGTGGGCGGAGATTGGGCAAACAATCCTTGACAGCATCGAGGAAAAAGTCAAAATCATCCGTCTCAGGCTTGGTTTTGCGTTCTTTAAGGCTAAACTTGCCCTCAAAGATATCAAATGGGCTGAGATTGGTGAGAACATTATCAACGGCATCAAGGAGAAACTGACAGACGCCGGGACATGGCTAAAAGATATTTTCAGCAAGGGATTCGCCGCAGCCAAAACAGTCCCGTGGACTGAAATCGGCCAAACGATTATTGCGAAGGTGAGCGATGCTTTCACCAAAGCGGGCGACTGGCTGATTGGGCTGCTCCTGCCGGACGATAACGAAATCGCCAAAGAGGGCGAGGCCAGCAGATGGAGCGGGCTTGGCGATAAGATTCTTGAAGGTATCAAGCTGGCGTTCACGAATAAATCGGGCGGTACTGCCGCGAAGTTTATTGACGCGCTATCCGCTATGTTTGATGGTATTCAGTGGGACAAGATAATAGACAACCTGAGTACGCTCGGCATGTTTATTGTTACAGCCATCGGAAAGGCGATAGATGGCGCGGCAGACGGCGCATCAATGCTGACTACCTCAATAGGCAATTTTATTAGCGCACAAGCGGAAAAGGTTGGGGAATCAGGACTGGTTGAACATCTTGGCGGGCTTGCAACAAACATAATCAACGCGCTGGCTCATGCTATCGGAAAGGCTGTTGAAACGGCTTCTAATATTATTACCGCTTTGGCAGATGTGATTTCAACAATTGACTGGGCGACTGTTGGCGCACAGATTAGAACTGTAGCCGAGAACATCGTAAACGCAATTGCCGAGAAACTGGGATCACATGATATTCTAGAAGCTTCGCTCACGCTGTTCAAAGAAGCTGCGAAAGCCATTATAGAGTTTTTCGCTGGCCTGTTCACGGGAGAGGCGTTTGATTCTGAAGGCCTGACAAAGGCTAAAGAAGCCGTTGAGGGAGTATTCAACTGGCTTATAGAACACAAAGACTCTGTTATTGGCACGCTTAAAGCCATCGGTACGGCAATCGGTGTGTATATTGTTGGAAGCGGCATATTAACGGCTATTGACAGCATCAGCAAATTCCTTGCTGGTGGCGTCACTTTGTCTAATCCGATTCTTACGCTTATTTCCGTGATTTCTTTCCTTGTGATGGAGTTTATCCAGCTTTGGAATACAAGCGAGGCGTTTAGAAATTTCTGGATTGACTTGTGGGATAGGGTTACGAAGCCCGTTAAAGACTTCATCGACAGGATAAAAGAAGTTGTAGAGGCTATCAAGGCGCTTGCTTCAGGAAATTTTCAGGGCGCAAGGGACGTATTGGCTGGGGTTTTAAATACGCAAGATCGCTCTGGCGCAGGTCCGCTCACGCTTTCTGAAGCAAACAAATTGGGTTTGAACATTCCCATTGAAGAAATTGATTTCAGTGAATTTGAACTGAGTTATACACAAACGACCCAAAATGTCAACGAGGCATCCGAAGAGGCGCAAGAAGAGTTTGATGAGACGGCGAAAGCGTCAGCAGAGGCAAAAAGCCAGATTATTAAGGATGCCGAAGCGCTAAATAAGAATATTGCCAATCTAACGGACATGGTTAACGGCTCAAACACTGAAATTACTGAATCTGTGGCCGACACAACGAGCATGCTGGCCAATGCGTTTGCGGCCATGGGAACATCTACGACTAATAACGTTAGCGCGATGCAGAGCCAAGTCCATAACAGTGCATTTGCCATAATTGCAGACATGAATAGGCTTAAAGCGGCTATATCTGGATCGTCCGGCGTTTCTGCGTTTGTTGCTGGACTTACCAGTAATACGCCTCTGGTTAAAGGGCTACAATGGCACGATGACGGCGGCATTTTCACGCGGCCTACCATTATTGGTGTCGGTGAGAAGCGGCCTGAAATCGTCGGCGCGTTGGATGATTTCAGAAAGATTGTGCGCGAGGAATCGGGCGGCCGGGGCCAGCAGACGAACAATTTCTACATCACGAGCAACGACCCGGACGAAGTGGCGCGGAAGGTCTCGGACATCTTGCAAGGCCAGTATGAGAGCCGGAAGAGCGTATTTGCGTAAGGGAGGGATGAGCGTTGATTCGATACAACGGAGTAAGCTCTGACGAGCTGGGTTTCTACGTTCAGCCCTTTCCGCATGACGAAATCGCGGAGCTTGACGTGACGAGCGTTGATATCCCCGGCAGGGACGGAAAGCTGTACAAATCCAGAGGGCATTACAAGGACGTTGAGAAGACGTATCAGGTGCTTGCGCTCACGCCGACTGGCATGTACAGCGACGCTGGCGATACGCTGAAGACGTGGCTGACATCGGCAGGCGGCGGCTTTGCGAGGCTTGAGGACAGCAACGACCCGTATGTGTACATGCTGGCGCGGTTTGACGGGCCGATGGACATCACGAACCGCTTTAATGTGGCTGGGCGGTGCGACATCAAATTCATTCGGCGCGGCAAGCGGTTTCTGAAAATGGGCGATTTGCCCGTTACGCTTGAGAGCGGCGGTACAATCAGCAACCCGACAGGCAACAGGGCAGACCCGGTTATTGAAATTGCCGGAACTGGGGACGTGACGTTCACGCTCGGCACTTACGTTTTTGAAGTGACCGACATCGGCGGGAACATCATCATCGACACGGAGCGGCAGGACTGCTACTACGGGAACACAAACAAGAGCGGCGTTGTTACACTGACAACGCCGTCTCTCGTTTTTCCCGCGCTTGAAGCCGGGACAACGACGGTAAGCTGGACGGGGAGCGGAACGGTGACATCGTTCAAAATCACGCCACGCTGGTGGAAACTGTAAGGTGATGCGAGATGATTAGACTTTTTGCACCGAATGAGACAGACTATGCAACGCTTGGCCTTGGCGTGCTGACGGACGTTATATCCTGCAAGGTGACGCGGGAAGTGAACGGCGTTTATGACGCTGAAATCAGATACCAGATTAACGGCGCACACTACAGCGATATTGTGGAGGGCGCAATACTGGTTATGAAATCAAGCCCGTACAGCACGCCGCAGCCAATGCGGATTGTGAGCGTTACAGAGGACAGCGAGAGAAACACGGCGACCATCAAGGCCAGACAGAAGGTTGCGGCTGACATCGGCGGCTATGTGGTTGCGCCGTTTACGGCATCGGGCATCGGCGCGGCGGTAAGCGGTTTGGCAAGTCACGTCATCATGCCGCAGGGCGAGACGTTTCCGCTTGCGTTCAGCGCGATAGGCGGCGAGTCAACAGCGGATTTCAAGGTCTCTGTTCCCGCATCGCTGGGCGCGTGCATGGGCGGGAGCGAAGGCTCCATCATCGACGTGTACGGCGGCGAGTGGGATTACGACGGCGTGAACGCCATCTGGAAGACGCAGCTTGGCAGCGATAGGGGCGTGACAATCCGATACGGCAAGAACCTGACATCGCTGAAGCGCGACCGGGATTGGAGCACCGTTACAGGCGTGGTCGGGTATTGGGAAAACGACGAGGGCGCGAGGCTGGTTCAGACGGGCATCATCGAGACGAGCAACGCGAGTAGCCATGCCGTCAAGCGCGTGATTCCCGTTGATCTCACGAGCGCCTTTGACCGCCAGCCGACCCTTGCAAACCTTGAAGCCCGCGTGCGGGAGTACATCACGGAGAACAGCGTCGGCAAGGTTTCTGAGTCGCTGGATATCAAATTTGAGCAGCTTGAAAAGTATCCTGAGTACGCGGATATCAAGGTGCTTGAACAGGTCGATATCGGCGACACGGTGCATGTGCAGCACCCGGAAATCGGAATAGACGTTGCCATGCGCGTCATAAAGACGGTTTACAACGAGCCGGATGACGTTTACGACGAGCTCATTATCGGCGACAAAGACAAGAGCTTCTCCAACTCTGTTTATTCTGCCGAGAGCGCGATTTCAAGGACACAAAACCAGATCATTTCAAGGACGGGCATTAAATATCTTTCAGACGGTGACAGCCTTTACAAGTACATCAAAGAAACAGACGGCGAACTGCGCATAGAAGTCAGCAACGCGACAAGCGCGGCTTCTATTGTTGCGAAGATAAACGCTTCTGGGAGTACGGTTATTATAAGTGCCGATAAAATCAATTTGAACGGCTATGTTACAGCGGATGATTTGTCGGCGGTATCGGCAGAAATTTCAAATTTAGTGAACGGTCATACAGAAGCTGATAACATTCATGCAAGAAGCATTTCCGTAGGAACGCTTAATGTAAAAAATGGAGACGCTTATTTAATTGCAAGTTGGAAAAGCCAAGTAGTTGTTACAGGCATATCCGTCACGATGCCGAGTTTTTCACTCAGCGTACCCAGTAATTTTGTGCGTTCGCAGGGCGATACAGTAAAAGGAATGCTCGTGCAAGACTATGAGGGAGGCAAATTAACCGGGCCGTCTACGACAACGATTTATTATCTTGGCAGAACGAGTTGGAATAATGCGTAACGGAGGCAACATGGATAAATTTGAAATGATTGACACGATGATTGTAGAGGCCGACAAGCTGATTGACGCGCGGGGCGTGGACAAGTGCAAGGGGTTTTTGAACCTTATCCAGATGCTCTCCACACTTAGAAAAGGGCTGGCTGACGAAGACAAAGCGCACGACGAGCGGGTGCAACTGCTTGAGACGCAGCTTAAAAAGCTTACGACACCGCCAGAACTGAAACCCGGTGAGACGCGCGTGGGCGGCGAGGTCTATCACATTGGAGGCGATGGAATTGTACAGGTTGACACTGAACGACGGGACGATGCTTGACGCAGGACTGTGCGGAACGGACAGAACGGTTGGTTCCGCGCTGTGGCTTGAAATCATCGGGAAATCGCTGGCTGAATGCGCGGCGATTTTTTCTA